ATGGTGAAACCAACTGGAAAGATGGTGATGAGATTGATGTGTGTCTTGGTGGCACATTTGCAGGAGATAAATTTATTTCAATAATAAACAGAACTCGTAGCAATACTACTAAAGTATGATAAGATGGTGGAGGATTTGGAAATATGCGTTGGGTAGTTTTTCTGACGAAAAAACTAGACGCTACGACAACTACATTGTTCTGGTACGTACTTTTATTTTCGTTTCTTATCTCGTCACTAACTGTTTTATTATTAGCGGAGTAATCCGTCATTGGAATGACTTATGAACATCTTTGTTACTAATCCTGATCCATATGTATCTGCAAAAGTATTGCCTGATAAGCATGTGGTCAAGATGCCATTGGAGACCTGTCAAATGCTCTCCATTGTCTTCTCACACTGGTATTATGACTGGGGTGATGATTTAGTTAAGAAGAAAGATGGAACACCGTATTCAGTTGTAAAGGGTGCATTCAGAAATCATCCTTGTACCCAATGGGCTGCTGAAAGTATATTCAATACTGCATGGTTGATTCAACATGGTTGTGCTTTATCTGATGAGTATTCACATCGTTATGGTAAATTGCATGGATGTGCTGATGCATTGTTTGAGGCAAAGAAAACATTCCACAAATTTGCAGGAGAAGTAATTACATGCTATTGTATGGTCGAGTCTTTTACTCGTGCAATGCCTGATGAATATAAACATGACACAAGCATTGACACTTTTACTGCTTACAAAAATTACATTGGCAGCAAACCTTGGGTTGCATCTAATTATCTTCGTGACCCATCCAGAAAACCAAATTGGTTATGATTAATGAGTGACTTTATATGGGTTGAAAAATACAGACCCAAAACAATTGAAGAATGTATTCTCCCAGAGAATATTAAGAAAACCTTTAGAGATTTCCTAAATAAGGGAGAAATACCAAATATGCTTCTTGCTGGACCGCCTGGTGTTGGTAAAACCACGGTAGCAAAGGCACTTTGTACCCAATTAGGAGCAGACTATTATGTCATTAATGGATCAGACGAAGGTAGATTCCTCGATACCGTCCGTAATAACGCTAAGAACTTTGCCTCGACAGTCTCGCTTGCGTCAGAAGCGAAGCACAAGGTTATCATCATCGATGAGGCAGACAACACAGGTAACGACGTACAACTTCTCTTACGAGCATTTATTGAAGAGTTCGCAGGAAATTGTAGATTCATCTTTACATGCAATTACAAGAATAAAATTCTTGAACCCCTCCATTCCAGATGTGCAGTTGTGGAGTTCAGTATTAAAGGGAAGGAAAAGCAGAATATCGCTGCTGAGTTCTTTAAACGACTCAACTTCATTTTGGATCAAGAAAAGATCAATTATGATAAGAAAGTTCTTGTTCAGCTCATTAATAAACATTTTCCTGATTGGAGAAGAGTTCTCAATGAATGTCAGAGGTACTCCGTTGGAGGACAAATTGATTCGGGAATACTTGCGTCTTTCTCAGACGTTGCTGTAAATGATCTCATTAAAAACCTTAAGGCGAAGAATTTTGCCGAAGTTAGGAAATGGGTCGTTGCTAATATGGATAATGATAGTTCTGTATTATTCCGTCGCATTTACGATAGTCTATACGAATCCCTTGTCCCTAGCACTATTCCTGCTGCCGTTCTTGTTATTGCGAAGTACCAGTATCAAGTAGCATTTGTAGCAGATCAAGAGATAAATATGCTTGCAGCATTAACTGAAATTATGGTGGAGTGTCAATTCAAATGAAAAAAACTCGTTATTATCTGAAATTTGGAGAGCAGACATCAACTTTTGGTATAGATCCAAAAAAGTGGTTCAAAGAATTTGGTTGGGAATTTATTAAGGCAAATAATGTAAAAGTTTATATTGATAAAGATTTAAAGCAACTTTATTGTTATGAAAAACCAACTCGTTTGTTGCGGAATGAGTGGAGTCAAACTTCGTATTCTTCACACTCCGCAGACTTGATACTGGATTATGAAAAAGAGGTTGAGGTTGAAGAAACTGTTACTAAATTACCAGCAGATACTCGTTATGCAAATGGATATAATTGGAAGAATGCTCATGTTCGTGGAGCTAATTCTAGATTGAGGAAACCAAATTCTTCAGCAAATCCATATAATAAATTAAATCCAAAAGGAAAACCCCCAATTAATCCAAAAACTGGTAGAAGAGATGGTGGAGCGTGAATTTAAATGACTAAACTATCAGAAAAAATTAAAAGTGCGGAAGAACGCATTAAAGAACTTCAAATCTTAATCAAACATTGGCAAAAACAAATTGATGAAAAATCTTAAAAATTATAAAGAAAGACTTCTTAAATTAATCAAAGAACGTTCTTATCGTCAAGGCAAGTTTGTTCTTTCATCTGGTTTGGAAAGTAATCATTATGTTAATTGTAAACCTGTTATTTTAAGTGGAGAAGGGTTATCGTTAGTTAGTTATTTACTATTAGAATTAGTAGATAAAGAATCTGTTGCAGTAGCAGGACTTACTCTTGGTGCTGATCCTTTAGTAAGTGGAGTTGCAATGGCATCTCATAGTATTGAACGTCCAAAAACATTAGATGCTTTGATAGTTCGTAAGCAACCAAAAGGGCATGGTACAGAAGCATGGATAGAAGGTCCAACTTTAAAACGAGGTTCTAAAGTAACTATATTGGAAGATGTAATCACTACAGGTGGATCTTCTGTTAAAGCAGCATTAAAGATTATAGAAGCAGGATATATAGTTGATACCATTATTTCCATTATTGATAGACAAGAAGGGGGTGATCGTGCTATTATGGATGCAGGATTTAAATCTCTTAGTCTTTTTAAATTGGAAGATTTAACAGATGCCAAGGATGAATGATGAAACAAAATTAATTTTTGCACTTGAGCATATTGCTCATTTGGAGGATTATATTGAGAGACAATCTCCATTGTATCATCCACTAACTACAATTAAATTTGGGTTAGAAAAACAATTAAAACATGAACAGTCCAGAAAAAAATGACTCTATCAAGACCAGTAGAAGAATCACTTAGAGCATCTCAAGAACATTTGAGAGATGCTCTAGCATTTGCAGCAAGAGGAGAAAAGTCTTATGTTGCAAAACATATTGCTAATTTTTTAGCAGATATTGATAATCTTATTGATTCTCAGGATATAATAGAAAGAATGGATGAGTTTATTAAAAAGGAAAAGGAGGGTAAAGAATGATTTTAGTATTCATTATTGTAGGATTATTATTTTTTATTATGGGATATGGATTGTATCTTACAATCGGTCCTGGTAAAGTAGATTTACGTGATCCTATTGACGAACATGCTAAAATGCATGAACTGGGCATTGCACATGGGCATGGTGGCAGTAAGGAGGCTTATGAAGTGTCTGGTAAATTAACTCATTCACATGATGAAAAACAATGATTACTAAAGAAAAACAAAGGAACCAAGTTAAGTCCAAATTTTATTATATCTTTTGGGGTGTAGCAACAGTGTCGGTTGTCTTAGGACAAGTGTATGTTGGTTCTGGATATAGAGTATTTGCTAATTCTTTACTTAGAATATTTGATGCTATTGAAGTTGAAGTGGGTAGAGATTTTAATAATGAGAGGTTTTACTAATGAAACAGACAGAAAATTTAGAGCAACTCTTAGCAAGATTTACTAAGAGAATTACACAGATTAAAGCACAAGAACAAACAGATAAAACAGTTGAACAACTTCACTATCTTCGTGGTTGTAAAGAGACTGTTGAATATCTTATGACTGGTAAATTGCCTAATGATGGTAATCATGATGGTATGAAACATCATAAACCAAGACATGGTGGGGATATGGATTCCTTATGAAAATACCAAATAATCCTTTAGATTCTACCATTGTTGCCTTTCTATGGGCAGAATGGTTTGTGAAAAAATGTCTTTGGATTCCTTTTCATCTCCTTGAAAAATATGATTATTGGAGTCATAATAAGGCAGTAGAACAGGCTGCAAGAGACGTAGAAGAAAATCCTCCTGTATTACCAGACATTACTAATGAAAGCACTGAAGACCCCTCTTAGGTATCCTGGTGGAAAATCCCGTGCTTGTACCAAGATGGGACAATTCTTTCCAGATCTTAGAGAGTATGTAGAATATCGTGAACCATTCTTAGGTGGTGGGAGTGTTGCCATACATGTTAGTAAGTTGTACCCACATTTAAAGATCACGGTTAATGATCTTTATGAACCACTTATAAACTTCTGGAGTAATCTTCAGATGTTTGGTGAGGAATTGAGTAAGGATTTATTTAATCTTAAAACTGCTCATCCAAATCCAGATTCTGCAAGGAATCTTTTTAATGAATCAAAGGAAATTATCAATGACAATACGAAAACAGATCTCGAAAGGGCAGTTGCTTTTTATATTGTTAATAAGTGTAGTTTCTCTGGTCTCACTGAATCTTCGTCCTTCTCAAAACAAGCATCAGATTCCAACTTCTCCTTCCGTGGTATTGAAAAGTTAGTAGGATATTCAGAGATAATATCTCATTGGCATATTAATTCATATTCATATGAATATTGTTTTGAAAATCATATTCATGATGGATTGTTTATGTACTTAGATCCTCCTTATGATATTAAGGATAATCTTTATGGGAAGAAAGGAGCAATGCACAAGTCATTTGATCATGATAAGTTTGCAGAAGATTGTGATAGACATACTTCAGATATGATGGTATCGTATAATTCTTCTCAGTTAGTTAAAGATCGATTCAAAGATTGGACTGCTGCTGAATTTAATTTGACATATACTATGCGTTCTGTTGGTGAGTATATGAAAGACCAACAACAACGTAAAGAATTACTTCTACTTAATTATGGAACTCAAGGATTGGCTTAATTCAATAAATCAAACTAAGAAGAATCTTATTGATGAAGATTCTTCTATGGAAAAAGAATATTCTCCATACATAATCAATCGTTGTTTATCAGGACATCTTGATTGTGTGATGTTTGTTAATGAAATGAATAGGTATCATTTCCTACCAAAGAAGATTCAATATGATTTTTTACTAAATAGTCTGAGAACCAAGAAGAGATTTGCTCCTTGGCTTCGTAAAGATGAGATTAAAGATCTTGAATTGGTGAAACGTTATTATGGTTATAGTAACGAAAAGGCAAAACAGGCTCTAAAAATCCTAACCAAAGAACAACTTAATTTTATAAGATCTAAATTTGAAACTGGAGGAAGACAATGAGTGTGGTTCAAGAGCCTGAAGTAAAGTGGGCACCCGAACAAATGGTTGAGGTGGTTCTTAGTGAACCTGATGATTTTTTGAAAGTCCGTGAGACTTTAACAAGAATTGGGGTAGCATCCCGTAAAGAAAAGAAGATATATCAATCATGTCATATCCTACATAAGCAAGGAAGATATTATCTTGTTCATTTTAAAGAATTATTTGCATTAGATGGGAAACATGCTAATCTTACTACTAACGACGTTCAGCGTCGCAACCGTATTGCTCAGCTCCTTGCTGATTGGGGATTGGTTGATATCGTAAATACTGAAAAAATTCAAGATATTGCACCATTAAATCAAATTAAAGTTCTTGCTTATAAAGATAAAGGTGAATGGATATTAGAGACAAAGTATAATATAGGTTCTAAAAAGAAGAAGGTAGAAGAAACCACATAATAAAGTAGGGGATTCAACATCCCCTTTTTTTATGTTTTATGGTTAAATAATAGTGTCGCCGTAAGGGACACAAACTAAACACTCGCTTATTTAAGGAGAACTATCATGACTAACCTAGCAAGATTTCATGCTGCTAATCTTCCAGAATTAATGGATAAGATTACAAGAAACAGCATTGGTATGGATGAATACCTAAACAGATTTTGGGATGATACAACAACATCGAATTATCCCCCATATAATCTTGTAAGTGTAAATAATGTTGAATCTCGTTTGGAGATTGCACTTGCAGGATTTAAAAAAGAGGAAGTAAATGTCTTCACTGAGTATGGAAAACTTCATGTCGAAGGATCCAAAGAAGATAAAGATACAGAAGGAACATACACACATAAGGGATTGGCTCAGAGAAGTTTCAAGAGAGCATGGACACTTGCAGAAGAAACCGAAGTCAAAAGCGTCTCCCTTGAGGACGGACTCCTCACAGTGGTGTTAGCAAAGATTGTTCCTGATCATCATTCACGTAAAAACTTTCTCTAAATATAATGAAGATTGTAAAATAGATTAGGGGGGGGGTCTTTACAGACCCCTTTTTTCTTGCTATAATAGAGAGAGGAAATTATTTAAAATGTCGGTTAAATTAATCATACTGAAATCTGGTGAGCAATTAATTGCTGATGCCAAAGAATTGGTAGAACCTGATGAAAAAGAACTTCGTGGTTACTTATTAACAAGCCCACATATAGTTACTTCTACACAACCAATTTTATTGACTGAAGATCAACATGGAAATGATAGAAGTGTTGAAGTTTCCTTGTCACCTTGGATTCTTTTATCCGCAGATAAGGAAGTAGTGGTAACACCTGATTGGGTTGTGACTGCTGTTGAACCTATAAAATCAGTAATTAAAATGTACGAGGAAAAGGTAAATGGACAAAGTAATTAAATGTGTTTTAATTGATGTTGATAATGTTCTTATTACAGAACTTGTTGAGATTGATGCAGAAATAGGTGATCCTAATTGTAAATTAGTTAATCCATTTCTTTTTGATATTGATGGTAATATGACACCTTGGAAACAAGAGGTTACTAATCAAACAGAATTTATGATTCGTGCTGAAGATATCTTGACAATTGCAGACCCTACTGGTACAGTTATAGACAAATATATTGAATTAACTTCATAATGAGATTCTATACAAACGTCCAGATGGTTGGTGACAACTTCTTGGTTCGTGGTGTTGAGAATGGAAAACACTTCGCAACTCGTGAGAAGTTTTATCCAACCCTTTTCGTTCCTTCTAAAAGGAAGTCTAAGTATAAAACTTTAGAAGGAGAATATGTTGAATCGGTTGAACCTGGTTCTGTTAGAGATTGTAGGGAGTTTATAAAAAAGTATGATGGTGTAGAGAACTTTAAAATATATGGTAATGATAGGTACATCTATCAATATATTTCTGAGAAGTATCCAGAGGATGAGATTAAGTTTGATACTAATCATATTAAGATAACCACAATCGATATTGAGGTTGCTTCAGAGAATGGGTTCCCTGATGTAGAATCTGCTGCAGAAGAAGTTCTTCTTATTACACTTCAGGACTATAATACAAAACAGATTCGTACATGGGGGTTGGGACCATTTAATAATAAGCAGGATAATGTAATATACAAATCATTTAGAACCGAGTATGAACTCCTTAGTGATTTTATAAACTGGTGGATGATAGAGGATAATACTCCTGAAGTTATTACTGG